CGTGCCAAGAGCGTCGGCGATGATCTGGTACTGGTTCGCGACATCGGCGCCGCTCACGGAAGAGACCGGGCCACGGATCGTTGCGCCGCGGGGCTGGAGGGTCGGCAGTTTCACCATTGATCAGGCTCCGAAGAAATAGGGCAACGATTTCGCGACACCGCCGAACAAGGCCGTCTTCGCGGCGGACTTGCGGAATTTCGCATCAGCCTCATCTTGGGTCGCCTGCATCCGCTGGTTCCCGACCTCGATTTTCCGGTCTCGGTCGCTGATCCGCTGCTGGTCCGCCTCGATCGCCATACCCGTCGGGCTCATGATGCTGGCGCCGGACGATGCGCGGATCGAGCGAATGTTGGCGATGGTCGAATTGAGTTCGTCGCGATAGGACGCATCGATCTGGTCAGCACGCACGCGGCCGATCTCGGCGGCGCGCTGCGCCTTCTGCGCCTCCCACTTCTGTCCTTGCGAAGCTCCGGCCGCTCCGACGATGCCAGAAATGCCGGACAGTGCACCTGCGATTAGGCTGAGACCGCCGTCCATCAGACCGTTATCCTTGTCGTGAGTTCGATGAGTTTGAAGGCACCCGGGAACGTGCTCTTGAACGGCACGTCCGGATCGTACGACCGCCCGGTTTCCCGATACCGATAGGTGTCGTCACGCGTCGGGACTGGGAGCGACATGTCGTCGCCGCCGCGATAGCTGCCGAACTGGCGGTTGCCGCACTGGAATTCCTGCGTCTCTCGAACCGTGATCAGCATCTTCTCGATCTTCCGGCGCTGCTCGCCTTGGCCGGCGGCCTGCCCGCCCTCGAAGTTGCCGAAGAGCGGGTTGAAGCTCCACTCGAAGTCGATGCCGAGCGTGATCCGGTCGTAATCGTCGAATCCGTCGAGGACACCATCGTCTGGTACGACGATTTCGCCGAAATAGAAGCCGTCCGCGAAGACCGAGACCGCCTTTCCGGCATGGAACCCGACGATGGTGCCGTCGATCTGGAGCGGCGTTCCATCCTCAAACGTGATCGCCTCACCGTCGTCGAACTGCAGGAAGTCCGAAGAGGAGTTTGCATCGAACGTCGTGGCGCAGTCGCATAGGAGGTCGTAGTCGAGCTCTTCGGCGACGCCGTACTCGATACCATCGAAGACATACGCCGACATGAAGACGACCTTGCCGTAATCGCCCGCGACGCTCAGAACGCGGCCGGCGCCGAAATGCTTCAGCCAGCCGATATATTCGCGGTCCGGATTGAACTGACCGGTCACATAGGAACCGTCTCCGTTCACGACGTAAATCTGCCGGGACGGGAATTTCGGCGTCGCCGAGGTCGCGGCAATCGAGCGGACCTCCTCGAAGAGATGGCGATGCAGCCGGTTGATCTCGTTGGCGATGTAGGGGCGCGACGTCTGCCCCGTCGCCGAAATCACGTAGATCCCCGTCTTCGATTTGTCGACGAAGATCAGCCCCTCGGTTACCTCGATCGGCCGGATATCCGAAAGCTCGCCGGAGTAGATCGGACGGAACTCGACCGAGCCCGGCTGCAAGGGTGTGCCGACGGACACCGGAATGTAGAAGACGCCGCGGTCCGTCACCGCGAACTCGTCGTATCCGCCGACGACATGGAACACCTGGCACTCCGCCGTGATGAATTCCAGCATCGCCTGACTGGCCTCAGCGCCGACGGACCCATCGCGGTTGTTGCCGGTCGCCAACCAGAAGACCGCGTTTTTCTTCTGGGTGAAGTTAGCCATGATCAGCCGCTCCCGGTCTTTCGACACGGAACGCGGCCAGCCGCGATAGTCGGAAATGAACTGCTCGTCCCACTGAACGGCGGCTCCGGGACTCGTGCTCGAAACTGCGGAAATCTTCGATGACGCAGTCGGGCCAACCAGCGTTTCGCCGACCTGCGGCGTCGTAAGTTTGTCTACCGAAACGATGTAGACGATATTGCCGGAGACGTTGAAGACCTCGCCCTTTGCATTGATGGTGTCGGTCTCCACGATCTGGCCGATGGAAAAGCCGACCGAGCTTGCCACAGTGACGGCAAAGGACGGTGGCAGCTCCTCAATGACGGTGGCAGATGCCGAGGTCGCCGAGTGTACCGCCGTGATCCGCAGTTGCCGGCCAGCGTAGCGGAAGACCACGCCGACATGCTGGCTATTCAGCACCGGCGCGGAGAAGGTGATCGAGATATTCCCGGTTCGCGCCGACGGCTTCATCGCGATGTTTTGCGTCGCCTCGAACCTGTAGAACGGCATCCGGATCGAGCCATCAAGGCCGATGGCGAAACTGAAATCGCCAATCGTCCAGGTGTAGCTACCCTCAAATATCTTGATGACCTTCGTTCGGCCGCTCCATGCGACGAAAATCTCATTGTCCATCGCCTCGAAAACGAGGCTATCGAGATCGTCGACGGTCCACGGCGCGGACAGCGAGGCAACGAGGGCGCCGCTCGGCGTCCGCACCTTGACGCCAAGATCGACGAAGACAACGGTGTAGGCCGCATCGTCGAACGGCTTGAAGTCCATGGCGATACCGTAATCCTCGAAGAGGAAGCGGCGACCCGGCCGGCGGACGAGCGCCCCGGTGTGCGAGCTGACGAGATTGCGGGCATGCCGAACCGCCGTTTTCAGAGCCTCGACGTCATCCCGACGGATCGCGTCAGGATCGACCTCGCCGCTCGAAAAGTCACGCTGTCGGATGATCTGCTCGTTGAGGCTCATACTCGGCGCCCTCCGCGAGCCGCCGCGATCTTCGACTTGTAGACGTTGCGCGCGGGGTTCTGCTGATCGACATGGGGGCGGGCCTCTTCGAGCAAAGCTTCGGCGCGCTGCTCACGGCGGGTGGCCTCGGTGAAGTCCTCGTTCAAACCGCGCAAACATCCCGCCTCGACATAGAGGGTGAGGATTTCCTCCGCCATCGGGTGAAGCTTTTCCTCGGAAACCTGCTTGACCACGTTGGCATAGATGTCGGAATCGTAATGGCAGGACAGGATTTCGCCGATGATCTCGTACTCAGTGAGGGGCGTGCTATCGAAATACACCTCCTTCACGTGTAGCGTTCCAGTCGGCAGGCGGAAGCCGCTTTCCCTGTAGCGTCTGGACTTGTTTTCGGCATCCGGCGCGCGGGTCAGTAGGTCGATCGTCGACGCGAAGGGCCAGGAGTGGCGCGCGGTGAGGGAACGCAATGCCCGCTCGAAAGCGGGATTCGCGATCAGGTACTCGTCTGACGGATCGTTCAGCACGTTGACCGTGTTGTTGCCCGTCGCCAGCAGCGCGTTATTGATGATCGTGAGCTTGTCCATGCTCGCGAGAATGGCGACATCGCCGAAAACCGGCAAAGCACAGAAAAACCCCGGGGATCACTCCCCGGGGTTCCCTTCAGCCAGCCGGTCGCGATGGATGAGCGACTAGCTCGAAGCCCGCTTCGCCTTTTCCGCGGCGAGGTACGCTTCCTGCGCATCTTCGCCGCTCGAATTGAAGAGTTCCGCGTCTTCCTTGGTCAGCTTGTCCAGAACTTCCGTGCCGGCGGCGTCGAGCACCGAATAGCTGCCGCCGCCGCGATGCTTGGCTTCGAATGCCTTCTCCGACTTCGGAGGGTCCGCCGGCTTCGAGGCCTTCTCCGACTTCGGCCACGGCGAGGTGGCCCATTCGTTCGGGTGCGCCTGGACGGCATGACGGGCGTCGATTGCGTCCATTTCCGCCGACTCGCCGTTGTTGCGGTAGATCTTCATCTTTGCGGGCATGTCCATCGTCTCCAGTGTCGATGAGGCCGGGACGGAGCGCTCAGTAGCGCTCCGCGATCCATGCCTTCAGGGTGATGCTCTCGCTGGTCCCGTCCGTTGCGACGTACAGGCGGATCCAGTCATAGACCGTATCGTGCTGCTCCGTCGTGAACGGAAGCTCGTAGCGGCCGATGACAGAGTCTGCGGCGCCGCCGACCCGCACCTCGGTCGCGCCGAGATCGAGTGAAACCAGCGTTTCGACCGCCGAAAAGGCGCTGGACGTCGCCCCCTGCAGAAGCAGCGTGTAGGTCTCGTCGTTCGCCGAGATCTTGATCGCGGAAACATCGACGATCAGGACCCCCTCGAAACGGCCGGGGCCGACCTGCTTGGAGGCATTTGCCCCGCCAACCTGCGTGACGCCCGATGCGGTGATCGCTGCGGCGCCATCGGCAAGGATGAGTTCCTTGTCCTGATTGTAAATCCTCTGACCCATTGGTCCGGTCTCCTGTTGAGAAGTGGCCCGCGCGCGGCGGGCCATTGTTGTGTCAGGCGACGATTGCCGCGTCGGTGATCGAACTCAGGCGCGTCGCGCAGTAGTCGCCCTCGTCGACGACGCCGACGTCCCACTCGACGTTCGTGCCGTAGTTGACGGCGTCCTCAAGCAGGCCCATGTCCCGCGCCTTCATCGGCGTGAGCTGGATGCCCTTGAGGCCGCCGTCCATCAGCGAGAGGACGAAGATGGACGTCGTCACCGCGGAGCCGCCGCCGGACGCAACTTCGTCGAACGGTAGGATCGACGTGTGGCGGTCCTTCGGATAGCCGGTCAGGATCGGCAGGTCCGCGTAGGACAGCACCGGCTTCCCGATACCGTCGCGGGTCTGCATGATGTAGCCCGACAGCGCCGTATTGCGCATCGCGGCGATGAAGCGCAGCTTCATCTTGCGCGACATCAGCAGGTGCGTCGGGTTGCGCGTGTTGTCGATCGCCTCATCGAGTGCGCCAAGCGATAGCGCCGCACCGCCGGAAGAGGCCGAGTTGGCGACGAGACGACCCTTCGACGAACTGCACCGCGCCTTCAGGCCGTTGAACTCCTTCGGGTTCGACGTGTTGTCGCCGCCGATGAAGGTGTCGGTGAAGAGCCGGGCCTGCGCCTTCATCTGCATCGCTTCTTCGCGGGAACGGCGGCTTTCACCGTGGCGGCGCAGAATCGCCTTGTCTACCTTCAGGATGGTGTCGATCGGGAAGCTCGTTTCCTGGAAGGGAGCGATCTTGCCCTGCGACGAACCGGCGCCCTCGTTGATCGCGCGGAAGCCGGCGCTGCCGATCGCGGTCTCGCGATACCCTTCATAGGCGGCGCCCTGGAAGGTATCGAACGGGAGAACCTGAAGGATGTCGGATTCAGCCGCGAAGGTCTCGATGAGCGGACGCTCGATAGAGGTCTTCTCCAGGCCTTTCGCGTATTCGGGAAGGGTCATAATATCGGGCATTTCAGTGGCTCCTCAAGGCCGTCACTTCTTCGAGTGCTGACGGGCGTAATCGATCCTCTGGGCGTCGGTCATCTTCGCCCAGTCTTCGTCCGAGATATCGGGTTTTGCGGCATCGCGACCCGCACCCGGATTGCCGGGTACAGCACCTCTGTTGAGGCGCATCAGCGCCTCGAATGCTTCCACGGTTTTCGCCGTGAACATCATGCCGGTCAGGGCTTCGGCCTGGTCGGCAGGCAGTTTCGCGCCAATCCAGGTTTTTACCGCGCCGATGCGCTCCTCGCCCTTGGCGCCGAGCAATTCCTTCTGAGCCTTGACCGCCTCGTTGAGACGGCTTTGCTCGGCAAGGTCCATGCTGACGCCCATAGCGAGCATGCCCTCGAACTGGGCTTGGCTCATCTGGTTGGCATGGGCGAAGTCCCGCGCCGCCGCGATCCGCGGATCATTCGCATCGAGAGCGCTCTCGCCGTCTGCAAGCTCGACACCATCCGGCAGCTTGAAATCGTGCGGCAACTTGGCTTCGTACTTGTCTGCGGCATCCGGCACCTGGGCGAGGCGGGCTGAATTCTCGGCGTCGCGCGCGACGAGCGCGTTGAAGTCGTCGGCCTTGAAGCCCTTCTCCGCGTCCCAGAAGGTCTCCGGGATGAAGTCAGGGCGGACGGGCTTCTGATCGCCGCCACCCTGACCGCCATCGCCGCCGCCCCCGTTGTCGTCTCCACCCTCGCCACCAGCTCCGGACTCGCCACCGGCTCCACCGTCGCCGCCGGCGCCGCCTGCATCTGGAGGAGAAAGAGGGATACGCGGCCCGATGGCCGAAGCGAGCACGAACGCGCCGGGGCTACCGGCCAGCAGGCCCGCGCCGAAGCGATTTTCGTGGTGTTGCTCTCGTTCCATTCCGCCGCTCGAATTGTTCTTCAGGTCCATCGCGTTTATCCGCCTCTGCCATCGCAATCAGATCGGCCGCAAATTTGCGGCGCTCGTCGTGACGGTGCAAAGCACAGGTGTCGACCGGACCGGTTTCCATGACGACGGAGCGGAGGAATGCGAAGAACGGAGCGCTCTCCGGCTGGCGCGAGAACCAACGGACAGCGTGTTCAAGCTCATCGTCTCCAACCTTGACGACGGTCATTGCTCGCCTCCTGGAACAACGCCGGCCTGCTGTGCGGCGCCGAGGATCGTGCCGACGAGCTCCTGTGCCTGCGCCTGATCGCGCAGAATGACGACGTCGTCCTTCGTCAGCGCCTTCAGCCTGTCGATGGTCGCACGCTCATCAATGGCGGCCGCGGCGGTTTCCGGGAAATAGTTCTTCGCGATTCCGAGAACCTGCATGCCGATCTGCACCTTCTGGTTATCGGCGGCCTGGGTGGCGGGATTGTTCGGGATCAACGTCAGTTTCTTGCCGTTGATCGTGACGTCCTCGATCCGGCCGTCCTTCTCCAGCAGCCACTCGAAACGGCGATAAATGGCATACGGCCCCTCGCGCCAGAACTTTTTCCCGGGCGTCCCGATGCGGCGCTGCGCCTTGACCATCTCGTCGACCCATTGCGTCGCGGTCGGCGGCGTGTCGCCCTTTTGCTCCGGATAGTCGGCGAAGTGTTTCCGGCGGATTCTCCGCTCCAGATCGGTCGCGGTGTAGAAACCGAGATCGGGGTCGCCCTCGAAATAGAGCTTGGCGATATCGCGGCCGGAACCGGGACGCATCGGATACGCCTTGCCGGATTCCAAGCCGTTCTCGAAGTCGAGGACGCCGTCGTCGGGGTAGCCGATCGGCGGTGCAATGGCGATGTCCACGCGATCTTGCGTCGCCGCCGTGATGACATCGAGGACGCGATATTCCTGCAGCGATTTGATCGACGGACCGAAGCCCCATGCGAACTGGCTGTCCGGCGACATGCGGGCGATGATCAGCGGGAGGCATCCCTCGCCCTCAAGCAATTGCTGGTGCACAGCGATCTTGTCGACAAGGAGGACGTGGACCCACTTGTCGTTTTCGGGGTCCGACCAGTCCCTCCAGAAACACCAGACGATTTCGACGGTGCAATTCTTCTCGTTGGCGATCTTGCGCGCGACCTTCTCCGGAAGGGGGACGTCGGGAATGACGGCCTTGACCTTCGACCCCTTCACCCATCGGACTCGGAAACGGTCGCCGACGGAGCCATCGGCCTCGACGTTGAACTCCAGCTCCGTGGTGGGGACATGCTGCACGCTGATCGGGCGGGTGTTGTGGGGCTTCTCGATCCACCAGCCCACGGTTCCCACGGCGAGGTGTGGATCGAGGACCGTCCCGAGCTCGGATTCAAAATTCGACGCGCGGATCGCCGAGAATATCTTCGCCGTCCGGGCCGTGGCATCCTCCCTCAGGTCGGCGATCTCTTCCGCCTTCAAGTCCTCCAACTCGGACTCGTCGATGGTTGCCTCAACCCAGTTCGTGCCCTGCGGGAAGAACGCGGCAGTGGCTTCCGTTGCGAAATCCTCGGAGACCTCGGAACCGATGCCGGTGGCGAGATCGGAGTCCTCACCATCGCGCCGGCTTGGCTTTTTCGCGGTCGATGCGACCTGAAACGAGAGGCGAGGGCGCGTGAAGAAATAGGCTTCCTTCAGGTCGAGCTCGGCGTCGGTCTTCTGCGCGCGGGCGTCACGGAGCCGGGCGCATGCGTCCTCGCCGATGGCCTTCATGTCAGGCCCGGGCGTGGTTGCTTTCTTCGCTGCCGGCTTCTGGATCGCCATTCGAGGCTCACATCGGGCGGAAGAGGCTGGAGGTGCCGCCGCCGACCAGAGCGCGGCGAGACCCGAAATAGCGAAGCGCCGCGTCCGTCTCGGTCCCGAGGCGGTCCTGTATCGCGTTCACCTTCTCCGTCGCCGCCGCCTGTTTCTGGCGTTCGAGTTCAGGATCTTTTTCCACCTTGGGAGTTTTCATCGTCGCGCCCTTCCGAGCCAATCAATTCGCCGCCTTTAGCGAGAATTTGCCGGTAAAGGGTGTCCGGTCGCAAAGCACAGGTGCGCAGACCGATGATGTGGGCGACGGCCGGCACGCACCAGAAGCCCGGACGGAAGACGAAGCCGGACGCGTCGGAGAGAAGGCGCGGGAATCGGATCACCGGCCCGCTCATCGAATAGTAGGCGATCGCCATGTCCGCCTCCCAGTCGCCAACCACGATGACGTGGGCGCGGTCGGTATGGAGATCGTAGAACACCCAGGAGCCGGAGCGCGGCACCTTGCCGAACACGCTGACATGCTTGAAGCGGCCCCAAGCGAGCAGGTTTACCCACCACTTGTCGCTCTTCTCGTGAAAGACCACGAACCATTCCGCTGGTTCGCATTCTGCCAGCGGAAGCCGGCTGTTGAGATCGTCAGAATCCACCGCGTCGCCTCGATTTCTTGTGAACCTTGATGTCGACAGGGCCCCTTTTGCCGGTGCGGTCCCGCCCCACGACGACCCGGCCCTCGCCGGCGCCGAGAACCATGTACTGGCAAGCGTCCGCGATGTCGGAATACCGATCCTTGAACGGCTTTTCCTCGTGTCGGGCGGTGCCCTTGATGCGCTTGAAGTGATAGCCGCCGGCACACGCCACTTTCAGCGTACGGCAATGCGTGCCGCAGACCAGAAAGCGCGGCAGGCCGTTCACCATGGTGATCATGGCGTATTCGACGGCCTCGATCCGGGTCTGGATGTGGTTGTTCTTCACCGGCGCTGGCGTCACGGGCATCCCGAACGACCGGAAAATGTCATAGGCCGTGTTCTCATCGGCCTGCGTGCCGTCCTCACCCTTCGGATCGCCGAAGAACTCGACGGAGAAGCCGCCCGGATCGCCCTTGCTGGAGGCGAGGTGCCAGTCGCCGAGGCGCTGATCGAGCAACTGCTTCACCAACGGCGCGAAAATCGACGCGCCGACGCCGCTGGCAGCGCGCTCCGCGAAGATCAGCCAGCGATTGTTGACGAGCTGCCCGACGACACAGGCCGGATTGCGGCCGAAGTCGAGGCCGACATAGACCGGCCAGCCCGGGATCGGTTCGAGCGGCGTCTTCGAGACATGGGAATCCTCGTTGAACTGCTCCCAGACCGGCTTGCCGTCGACATAGACCGTGATCTTGTTGAGGACGCGGGAATCAATCCACTTCTTCGCCTTCCCCTTGATCTTCTCCGCATAATAGCCGGGCTTCAGCCATTTCGTATTCTCGGCGCGCGGGTTCATCTTGTACCCGATCAGCGTGCCGCCGCCGTCCTTCACCTCCAGCATCGCCGGCGGCTGGACATGGTATCCCCAGTTGTCGGGCTTCTGGTAGGCCAGCCGCTCCTCCTCCGTCCAATCGTCGGGAAGCGGTACCTCGCCCATCATCAAGGGGATGAAATGATCTTCGCGCGGCGCGTTCATGTCGGCGATCACGCCGTCCCACGTCGCCCCGCCGTCCTTCACGGCCGGATATCGGCCGGTGCGCGACTCCGCTTCGTCGACGATGGCCTTCTCGATGAATTCGAGCTCGTTGAACCAGATGCCGGTGAACTCGAACGAGCGCAGCTTGCGGATATCGTCTTCGCTATCGAGCGCGAGGAAGATGATCTCCATCTCGACGTCGCCCAGGCGGATGACATGCCGGAAAGGACGATCCCAGTAGAACCGGCCGTACATGTCTTCCGGGAACCAGTCGAGCCACGACTTCACCGTCGTGTTTTTCAGGTCGGGGAAGGTGTTGCGGCAGACCGCCCAGCGCGTCTTGCGGACACCATCCGCGTTGGGCGCCTGCTCGTTCGAGATCATCCACATCTTCATGATGCAGGCGGTCGAGGTGCCGGAGCCGATAGATCCGCGGATGATCGAGACGTGCTTCCGGCATTCGAGGAAATCGCGCAGGACCTGGCCGTCGGGCTCGTAGATCTTCCGGCCCTCGCCGTCAAATTCGACTTGCGGCAGTTCCGCCGGGCGCTCGGGCTCTTCAATCCTGAGCATCAGCCGTCGATCTCCGAATAAATCTGCCCGGCGAGCGTCAGGCCGCCGCGCATGGACGCGATGCGGCGCTCGGCATCGTCGAAGTCATAGGCGAAGAACCGGATCGAGAACGTCGAGCCGTCGTGTTCGAAATCGGCGAGGAAGGTGAACATCGGACGGCCGAACTGGTCGACGGTCCGAAACTCGGCGTCAGGGCCAGTTCGGCGGTCACGTTCGGCTTCAAGGGAAATGACGTCGGGCATGATCAGCCTCACGCGCCGAGTTCAGGCCGTAGGCTGTGCCATTCGCAGGCGGCGCGCATGGTTGCGATTATCTTGCGGTTTTTCTCAGGAATGACGTCGCCCTTGGCGTTCTTTCCTGTCGAGGCGATCAGAGCCGATTCCGCATTGAGTTTGCTGGCGTGCTCGATGCACTTGGCTTCGGTGATGGGGAGCGGACCAATCACGCCCCCGATCTGCGCGCCAGCGTAGATGATCAGAAACAGTTTCATCACACTCTCCATCGCTTGAGATGCGCGCATCATCGGCGGCGGGGAGGAACGCGGCAAAGCACTGGCGGAGGTGATGCCCAAATGGCTAGCCGGCCGCCCTTCAATCCCGGTTTCTCAGGGCTTTGAAGGTGATTTCCTTGCCAAGACCGGCCGGCTCAGTTCGTGCATTTTTTGCACATACTGTTACGGCTATGCCGTATGGGGTCGGGAAGGCAGGAAAGCGCGTGAACCTTGCCAGCCTCGCCCGTAAGGGCCGCTCCAGACGCTACATGGGCGCTTAGGGCTGGTCACTTTCTTCCCGATCTCGTTTGCCTTTCGGCGAATTCAGACGGCGGAGGCCAGCCCGCCGACCTGCAAAGCAGGATTTGAGTTGGGCCCGCCTTCCTCAGCACGCGTGGCTGGGTACTACCGAGTTTCGCGTCCCCGCGGCATCTAAGGGTCTTTCACCTACTCTGCCGCCACGCTCCGAGAATCTACGACCGTGCGCTATCGGAAGCGCGCCACACGGAAGTTTCCGCCCTATCGAGCGAACTAGCCGGGAAGGAACGGCCGGGCACGAACCCCAACCTTCACGACCGCCTAACATTGGCATGGCCGCCTTCCCGCAGCAGAATATCGCCTGTGCGGCACCCGATCGGCAAAGCACTCAAAGCCGACGGGTGAGATACAGCCAGCTCATCCCCACAAAGGCCGCGAATTTATCCCAGAAGCCCGGGGCGACATCGACACCGCCGCAATCGCACCAGCCCGGCCGCTTCGCAGGGCCCCGATGCAATGAGCAATCCGACCAGTGGTTTCCCGTATCCATCGCCGTTTCTCCGTAGCTGAAAAAAATTCCGCGTCCCGAATGCCTGAAATGCGCATGTTGTGGGTGAGGGTCAATCGCAGGCCTGAAGCTCGGCGTTCCAGTTCTGCTTCTTCGTGCCGTAGCACTGGACATCGAGAACGCCGAACAGAATGCAGATCGTAAGCCCAAGCGCTGCCCCAACCGCCAAGCTTACGATCATTGACTTCATTTCTCTGGCCATCTTCGTCACTCCTGATCGAATGAAAAATTTTTGAGGTCGAACATCTGGAAGAGCGCGAACATTGTGTGAGGGTGGAACTGGAAACTTCGCGGCCAATTTTGCCCCCACCCCCGCCTCTGAGGCCTCGAAATCGAGAACGAACCCGGTACGGGGGCGCGTTCCTCAATCCTCCTCGGGAACGCCTTCCAATGTTTCTAAGCCGATAACCTCATCCTGCTCCAGATGGTCTATCTGTGGTGCGCTCTTCACGTCGTTCCGCCGGTCGATCTTGATCACGTAGCCAGGCGTCACCTTCACCGTGTTGTTGACCTGCACGTTGACCTGTGTGGCGCCGACCGCGTGGCTCGGGCGATCCATGCCGTCGAGGTACTTCGCGGCCTCGAACTGGATGCGCTCGGTCTTTGCTTCATCGACAAGCTCGATCATCTTACGCAAGGCGCGGGGGCGACCGCTCGTCCTCAACACCTCCATACACTCGTTCATGTAGGCCAAGGTCTGGGGTTTGGTGAGTGCGGCGCGAAGGCTTTCGTCATGCATGCCAACGGTTTCGGCGGCCTCTCTGCGCTTCTGGCCTTCGTACACCATCAGCTCGATTGCCAGCTTCGTCTTCGGATTGAGCGCGATCTCTTTCTTCTGCTTTGCGACGATGGCTTTCGCGGATCGCGCCTTTGCCCCGTAATCCTTCGCCTGCTTTACTGGCCTTGGCATGGTGGTCATCATTCCTGCTGATCTGTGGGTGACGATATCGGGATCGAAATCGCTTCGGCAAAGCACGCTCTCCCGGTTCTCGTTTCCGTTTCCGTTTCGATTTCCGTTTCGGTTTCTCGTCTCCGTATCTATCTCTCGTTTCCGTCTCTCGTTTCTCGTTTCCTGCCATAGCATTGGGATGGCATACGAATGGCATTGCCATGCTATTTGCTTCGAGGATTAAGATAGGTGGAGTTCAGGAGGCGGGAATCCCGGTTTTCCTGATGGTTGCGCGGCTTCTCTCGTGAAGCCTCGAAGGATACGAGGGCGTTTTCCATCGCTTCTCGGATGGTGTCGCTGTTGATATCGGCGATCATGCGCCTTGCACCCTGCATGTGCTTCTCTGTGGCGATCTGGCTGTGGCTGAACCAGCGGTCGACCATGATTTCCTGTGTATCAGGATCGAACCGGATCAGGCCGGCATCCTGCAACTCGTTGAGGTGGTTACGAACCTGATCAGGCTGCCACCTGAGATCGGCAGCGATGTAGAGATCGGGAGCGCGAAAGCAGCCGATCATGGTTTGGTGCGGACCAGCGAGGCAGTAGAAGAACAGCTCTCTGGCCTCGCTGCTGACCGACAGGTAACGGTCGGACTGGAAGACGGCAGGCGATATCATGGTGAACTTCCTGCTGCTCATCTCGTCCTCGTTTTGCATTTCACGCAACGGAAGGGGCCGCTCGCCTTCGATACGGGAACCCGAACTTTGCCTTTGTGGCCGCACCGACAAGCTATCGTCTTCGTGATCATGGTGTCCGACGACATCAATTTTGCAAGGTCGGTTCGCTGGGCCGCCTTTGACTTGCGCGGCTTCCTGAACTTGGGCGCGAGATCCGATCCGGAAACAGGCTCGTGACCGCGCGATGACATGTTGGCGGCGCGGCGCGCCTTATGGAAATCAATCTTGCTCATTTGGAAACCGCGTCGCGACTGGCGATCCGATCGTTTATCCATTCGTCGATGTCGGCCTTGAGCCAGGCCTTTCGTGAATTGCGCGCTGGACCCAGCTTGATAGCCTTCGGGAAGTCGCCGGACTTGATGAGGCGGTTAAGGTGTTGGGTGCTGAAGGGAATCCCCATATCCTTCAGGTCTTCAAAGCTCACCAGTTGCATCAACTCGCCCTTTGCCGTTCATACTTGAAGCAACCATCAACCGAACGATACGAGAGTGCAAAGCACAGGATCGTGTGATGACCGAGCCCTATCAGCCCCGCTATCAATGGAAGCGAACGCAACTCGATGAGAGCGATCCGCCGACGGATCTGGACTGGTGCGGGTTCGATGGTGTCGCCTATATCGGTCGGATCAGGAAAGACACGGCCGGCCCGACTGCAGGCAAATGGCAGTGGGCGGGGTCATATCCGCGGATGATGAGAGGCAAGAAGCCGGTTCCAAACACTGGCTTTGTGGATACGGCGAGGATCGCGACGCAGATGGTGGAAGAGTTCTGGGATCTCTGCTTGACGAGGATGGACGGCTAGGCCTCAGCCCTTCCCTTGCGCGGCCGGCGCGGTAAGTCGACGAGGACAACCCCGCACTTCAGACCGCCGAGCCAAAGCGGGAATATCTCAGGCCCCATACCGCGCCCCTGGGGCCGGCCGAAGTTCTCCAGCTTCGAGGTGTATCCCTCCTGCATGCCGGAGCGCGCATCGAGCTCGATCGACGAGACCTTCAGTTCCTCCCGGCGCTTGATCAGCGCATCGACGAGCTGCTGATAGTCGGTGATGACGCCGGAGACCGGCTTTAGGCCGATGAGGCGGCCTTCGAGGTCAGGATCGAGCCCGCCGCTGGCCGCTTCCCATTTCGCGAGATCGTAATCGGACCAGTAATCGCGCTTGTTGAGCACCAGCGGGACCGGGAATGTGGGGTCGTTCTTGATCCAGTTGCGCAGGGTCCACCGGCTGATGCCATAGCGGGCGCAAACCTCGGGCCTCGACAGGTATTTTTCGTTTTTGGTCCGCGTCGTCATGGTGAAAACCGTAGAATTGCGTTGAAAGGTGGTGCTTACCAAGGGATGTCATCGGCGCTTGTGGGCGCCGGCGGCGCGGTATTGATCGAGCCCGGCGGCCCGTAGATCTCGCCGGTGATCGAGATGAACGCCGATCCGGTCGGGCATTCCCGCAACTTGGTGACGGATACCGCGTGGGTGATGCCAGCATGCAGCAGCGCCCGCCGCTCTTCCGCCATCCGTCCCCGGGCTTCCGATTGGCGCTCGTGCAGCAGCTTCGGACGCACGCCGACGGGGCGCCGGTCCTCAAGCTGCATGCGCTCCTGCGCCAGTTCGATCTGCCTCTGCACGAACGCCATCTCGTCACGGATCGCCGCTGAAAGCTCCGCTGGCGACGGAGCGAATGATTTCGAGAGCTTGTCCAGCTCGCCGCGGATCAACTTCACCACCACCGTCTCGATCGCGTGTTTCGTCGCCTTGTGGCAGGCGATCAGGTACGATTCCTCGAGCTCCGCCGGGCTCGCCTTGCGGGGCGGCAGGGCGCGGAAGAGCTTGGCGAGCGCCGTCGAAATCTCCGCCGTTGTGGCTTCCCTCAATCGTGCGTCCATCGTCGTAATCCCTGAATTCTCTGGCTCTGGCGTTGAAAAGATCGGCAAGGTCCGGCTCGCGGTGCGGCGGGCCGCGCTGGACGGTCGCCGGCATGTCGGCCCATCGGTCCTGGTTCAGCCACGTCGACGGATTGCACCACGGCCGATCATCGGTTTTGGCGACGTAGCGCCGAAGACCGGTGATGATGGCGTCGAGGTCGGCACGTGATCGAGCCTTGACGAATGCCTTCAGACCGTCCGGCTTGCCAACCTTGTTCGGATAGAGAGGCCAGAAGTCGCGATCGAACTCAGCCTTGAGCCGGTCAGCATTTGCGCGCGTGTTCTCTTCCGAACGAAGTGAGGAAGACTCTCTGGTTATGGTATCTGGAAGATGCTGTGGCTCAGGCATAGCATTTGCTACACGCGCTTCCTTGTCTTTCAATGCTTTAGCGCGTCCACCCTCTGCCCCTGCGGAAGCTCTCGATTGCGATTTACTCTCGCTTTTTTGGAGCTCTTTCGTCAGTCGATTGTGCCGGATGAAGTCGCCGTCGACCTCGAAGAAGGCCAGGAGATCATCGGAAATAGCCTTCCACTTCTTGACCGAAAGACGTGCGACGCGGGCGAGCTTGGCGGCATCGGCCGGCAGCTTTCCGCCAGCGTTCCACATCGCCATCAGCAGAAGCATGTAGGCGCCGATCTGCTCGGTGGAGAGCGACAGCGTGTCCCCGATGAAATCGGACACGTAGAGCTGCATGAAGGGGCGCTCGCTCATTCAGCGGCCTCCAGTGCGTCGGCGCGCCGCGAGGAGAGAGCCATAGATATCAGCAGGTCTCTGAAAGGTGTCGGGGTACCAATACGCGGAGAGCTGTCTGTTCCACCGCCGCGAGCACCAACCTCTCCCAGGCGCTTCGCGCGCTGTAGCCCCATTCGAGCGACAACCGATGGATCGAACTGCGCCTCGCTGTAGCCCCATTCGAGCGACGGCAGGTTATCGACACCGAAGACATAGAGAAGCGTTGGCTTGCGGGCATAGTGGCCGTATCGGCCTTGCTCGACACAACAGGTCCAGCCACCGAGAAAATCGGCCATGATCCAGCCACCAGAGCGCTCCGGCGTTGTCAGGCCAAAATGCGGCCAAGCCAGAGAGCCCCACGGGTGTTCGATTACGCCGCCGTACGTTCGCACCGCGTCCAATGCAGCGGCGAAGCAACCGCCGTCGTCTCCGAGCTTCTTACGCTCTCCGGTCAGCTTCACGGTCAACGGCTGTCCGAACCACATCTTTCCCCATCGCTGACAAGGCGGGTGGGCGACGACGGGCCACGGCCCGGCATATTTCCGGGCATCCCGTTCCTCATCCCAAGGATCGACGCCGTGCAGGCCGTAGTAGCTACCGTTCTTCTGGACGTAGAGCGCCGCGATCATCACGCATCCTCCAGCCGCCGGCGGTCGCGGCTACGGTCGCGCGCCTTATTCCGCCGGTTTGCTTTCTGGATCTCGCGGCGCATCGACATGCGGCCCTTGACCTTCATCTTCTTGCCCTGTCCGATCTTCTCGTCGCGCATGCGCTCGGTGACGATGGTCACGAGCTTGCCGGACCGGATGACGTAGGCGAATCCCTCGTACCGCACGATGACCTGCCGGAAGCCGGCGAGGATCGCCATCATGACGGGGCGGCTGAGAATGCTCTGACGGACGGCCGCCACCGGCAGCCCGGCACGCTCGCAGCACAGGACCGCGCGTTGATGCTCGTCGAGGTGATCGGCACCAGCGAGCCATTCCGCCACCGGCAGGCCGAGCACGCGTTCGAGGTATCGGATGACTGCATGGCAGGAGACCGATTCAAGCATCGACCAGCCTCCGTCCGTAGCACAACCCAAGACCGGATTTGTCGGCGCGCGCCAGTGCTCCAACGGCTCGCCCACCCGCCGCGACAAGAACCGTGCCGGTCGATGGAGAATCCCCGGTGGTTCCGTCCGGCCTGATGAAGCGAACCTTCCCGTCGATGAACAGCAGACCGTCGGCACGCCGCGCCATCTCTTGCCACCACGGCGCTGACGTGCGGTCAGGAACCAACGCGATACCATCACCATGCTGGAAGAACTTGTCGAGCCAAGGTGTCAGACCGTTCCGGCCACCAAACGGCGGGTTCATCCAGACAAAGCCATTCCACGCGCGTTCGAGGCTACGGTCATAGAGCCAGCCAAGGCACGGCACATGAAGCGGGCCTTCGAAAGGCGCGGAAACGTCAAGGTCGAACGTCTCGCCGAGCGCGTCGAAGATATACTTCGGCGTCCACCAATCGTTGGATTTGCCGGAGGCTTCCCAATGGCTCATGCCGGCACCTCCCGCCCGATGAAGCGCGGGCCGCCGGTGTGCTGCGCGTGGAAGCGATGCCAAGCGGCGTTTTCCTTGCCGGTCATCTTCGTGCCGGGCATCCACTTCAGGCGGCCGACGGAAACGATGTGGCTGCACTGATCGATGTAGGGGCCGGATTGCTTGGTGTGGCTCCAGTCTGCGTCAAAGAGCAGCCATGTGGGCGCCATCGCCTGGAAGCGCAGGATCATCGCGTGCATGATGTCGCGACGCCACGGCGGGTTCGTGATGATCGCGTCGAAGACCGCTTCCTCGTCGAAGGGATGGACGAGCGCGTCGAGGCCTGTCTCGATGTCACCCTCATAGGCGCAGACGAGCCCGGCGGACTGCAACTGGCCGACAAGGTAGCCCTCGCCCGCACACGGCTCGGCAAAGGTGCGGATGCCGCGAAGGTGTTGAAGCAGGGTTTCGACGGCGCGCGGATCGATGGTCTGGTAGGCGTCGCGGTCGATGCGGGGGAATGACGATCGCTTGCCCATCACTTCACCCCGCCGCGCAAGATGTAGAAGAAGCAAACAGCGTGAATGAGAATGCTCACCCACCAGAATGCCGTAGCGGCCGGCTCTGTCGCTTCACTGGCATACCCGAAGGATCGAATAGCGGCGGTGATGATCAGACCGCAAACGTAACCACGACCGGTGATCCTATCCATCACGCCGCCCTCTTCTTCGAGAGCCGGACCTCGCGCGGGATATAGGCGACGCGGGCGTGATAGGTGCAGTAGCTGCCGCCCTGCTCGACGTTGTGGCCGCAGAATAGCGTGCCGGCCTTCTCGCCGCTGACCGGGAAGCGGCAGTCGTTGGCGCCGAGGTCCATCAAAGAGAAGTTCAGGGCGGCGGGGCGGGCAATGCTGGCGACGACCGGCGACGGCGGGGTGGCGCGCGCTTCGATCTCGGCGAGCTTTTTCGCACGCTCCAGCGCAGCAGCCTTCCGGCGCTCCTCCCGCATCGCGCGGTCTCGGTCGATCTGATCACGTTTTGCCGCCCGCTTCTTGTCATCCGCGCGCTGCTTTATCTTCGAGGCGATCTCGTGCCCGACGTCATGGCAGAGGTTCAGCCGGTGCACCTTGCCGATGACGGCGTTGCGGCTCACGCCGCCGAGGATTTTGGCGATCTGCCCCGCGCTCATGCCGTCGCGCCAGAGTTCGGTAAGGCGCTCGATGCGCGCGTCGGTCCATGTGGGGTTGATGTTCACGGTGCCCTCAGAATTCGATTGCAGGCGCGGGCACGCCGGCGAGGCTGATAACCTCGACGACGAGACCGGCCTTCGGCCCAAGCAATTTCCAACAAGAGGAGAACGAGACCTGCGCATCGTCGACGTAGGCGATGGTGTTGAGCGCGTCCTTCACGATCTTGGTGATGTTGTCGCTGTCTGGCTTCGTCGTCTTCCAGGCACCGTCGGCGGCAGCGAGACGCGCCTTCGTGGTTGCCTTCGGCCAGAGGTAGACGGCAGCGATCTTCAACTGCAGCGGCCCCTGCATGGGGCCGGAAAAGCGTTTCATCTGCTCATGAGCTTCGGCGCGGATCATGCCCATGTAATTCCGCTGCCGCGCAGGCGTGAACTTCGCGACGGTCTTCCCACCGCCAGCGCGAGCCCACGGCACGACATCGCCGGGAATGATGAACCTGATCCGCGCCGACATCGGCATTACTCCGCCGCTTCGGCGACAGGTGCGGAGCCGGGATCCGGCAAGTCGGCCGTGTCCGCGTCGGCCTCGCCGTCGCCTTCACCGTCTTCGTCGTCGATGGGAAGGTCCGGCTGATCAGGTTCGCCCTTGGCTTCGTCGCGCTGGCCGAAGTAATCGGCCGGCGACACGAAGATGAGCATGGCAGCGCGGCCGCGATTGTCGGCCAGCTGCTCGATGTTCGGCGTCGTGACGTTGCCGATGACTTCCATCTTGATCTTGTCGGCGACCGTGAACTTCGCGACATTGACCTCGATCACGTCGCGCTGGTCGGCGGCGATCATATGCACGGCGCGGCGCACGATATCCGTGGCGGCCTTCTCCATCGCATAGATCTTGTCGTTCTGAAGCCGCTCGCTCATCTTCGACCACGGCGTTTCCATGCTGCGGATGTGGGTGAGTAAGACGTCGCGCAGATCACCCGAAAGGGTTTCCGACGCGAGCTCTATTGTCGACTGCTCTGCCATTTTCCATCGCTCCTGAAGCGCCTCGAAGGGTTGGGAACGTCCGGGCGCGTGAAGCGCACCGCGCCGGGCTGGTGTTCGATGGTGTTCTGGGCGTCGATATCGATCTGGGCTTCGACGACGCCGCAGTCCGCGCAGATCAGTCCGGCGTTGAGCACGGTATTGCAGTGCGGGCAGACGGGGAGGCGGACGACGGCGTTCATCGCGCACCGCCGTTCAGCAGCGCGACGAACATCAGACCGAGAGACGCGGAGAAGATGATGGCCGCGAGCGCGCCGAGGGCAGCAATCATCGCTTCGACCTCCTGCGCGCGCGTGCCTTCAGAACCTCGATTGCGGTGTCCTTGCACCAGACCGAGGCGACGTAGAGAGCCGACGAGGCTTGAAGGAGACGATCAGCGATCCATGCGAGCATCACTTCATCCCCTTTTTGAGCTTGTCGAGCTGGTCGCGATGCCAGTCGAGCCGGGCTTCGAGTTCGGCGATGTGGACGCCCCGCTCGAAGTCCTTCCACCAGCGCGTGCCCGAGCCTTCCATGATCGATTGCAGCAGTTCGAACCCGGCGTCGGAGCGCAGCAGGTTCACCAGCGCGTCGGCGCCGGGCTCGGTCCGACCTTCCAGCCAGAGCTTGGCGGCGCGCTCGGATATCTGCGCCCGACTGGCGAGGTTCACCGCCGTCTTGGACGGCCAGAGACGACGCGCGAGGCCGCAAACGGCGTCAACAAGGGGAATCCTCTTGCCGTGCTTCGTGAATCCCGAGTCCGCGAAGAAAGACGATTGTGCGGACATCAAGCCACCTCGGCGGGCGAGGGGTAAATGTCGGGGCGGATCTCATGTCGCGGAATACCGGTGACACTCTCCACGTCGAGAACACGCTTATAGGGCACCCTTCCACGGGTGCGCCAATTGGCAATGATGCTGGGATTAGTAAGGCCCAATGCCTCGGTGGCTTTTGTCAGCCCACCCAGCTCATCAACGATACGTTCGATCAGATTAGCCGCAGTTTCCATACTGCGAATTATCACACAGCGTGAAGTTTTTTCAAGCCGTCAGATGAGAATTCTTTTCACCGCGTGAATATGGGAAAAAGATGCATGGCAGATGGTGGACGTTCCAACTCAGATATCGCAATGCGCTTGAGCGCCCTTATGGTGGCAATCGAGTGCAAGACCCAATCCGAGTTCGCCTCGCGGCTCGACATCAATCAGCCAACGCTCAATAATTATCTCAAAGGCCATCGCCGTCCCGATCTCGACACGGCGATTAAGATCCAGGTCAAAACCGGCGCTACTCTCGATTGGATTTATCTTGGGGATCGTTCGGGGCTTCCGGTACGACTCGCAACCGCCCTGCCGGACCTTTCTGATCGCTCTGCTGAAAAGGCAGGATAGCCCCGGTCTTCATGACCGCTTCCCAGTCCTCCCCGAGACAGAAGATAATCTGTCGAACATACTGCAGGACCAGCAATGCCTCCCGCTTATCTTCGGGGAGCTGGGTGTAGATTTGGCACGCCATCCGCTTGATGTGCGGATCGATTTGCATCTTGAAGTTTTCAGCCATGCCAATCTCCATACGCCAGAAAGGCAGAACATGACTCAAAAATTAGAACGAAACAAGAACAATGTTGAACTGGCCCAGACACGGATTGACGCCCACAACATCTTGTGCTTGCTCAGTCAATGAGTCGCTACTCCGGGGGGAACAATGAGCAGCATAGAGGATCGCGCACACGTTGGGCCGGTCGGGATTGGCGGATGGCTCATCATACCGGCAATCATCTGCGTCGTAGCGCCACTGACCTTGTGCTATGGCGGATTCGAAAGCTTCCTATTTGCCGACCGTGTCCCGTCAAAAGTGAGAAGCGCCGTCTATCTTGATGGCATGCTGGCGTTCATCATAGCCGGACTGTGGTGCCTCTGTGGATACCTGATGCTTGCACACCATCAGCGCTTTCCGCGCCTCTTTGTGGCACTCCTCTTGGCCGGCATAGGCAAGGTTCTGCTGGGCACATTTTTACTCGCATCTCATGGTGTCAACGTCGCCCCGCTTGGCGCAGATTTTGCTCGATCTTTCGTACCGGCAGTGATTTGGATTCCCTATATGATCCGGTCAAAGCGAGTAGCAGCTACCTTCAATCAGGGATGACTGCCGAACACATAATTCACGTAGTGTGAATTTTTTTCTTGAATAATTCACGCAGCGTGATAGCGTCTCTCCATCAAAGGAGAGCGCAATGTCTCACACCCGCAAGACAGATACCGCATTCGTTGCCGCCGTCGGCCGCCAAGCCCGCGAACAGCTCCTGATCATTCTCGTCCTCACCGCCGCGCTCGTCACGGCATGCGGCGCCGTCGGCTTCGAGCGCGTCAACCGCGCCTACGAAATCGCGTCGAGGGTCTGATCATGGCAAACATCGATCTCGCCGTCGCCCGCATCCGCAATCAGGCAGCACGCCGCCCGTTCGGTGAGCGCGCCCGGTACATCGCCGACAACATCCGCCACCAGCAGGACACCATCCGCAAGTTCACGACGGGCCGCGCGCCCGCCGGCTGGTCGCTGTCCGCGTCCGAAGAGCTGCTTCACCGCCTCGTCGACATGGAAGCCAAATTCGCCGCCGCCGAGCGCGCTGCGGCCTGATCGAAGACGACTTCGCCGCCTGACCTCAAAACCACTCAAATTCAAGGAGACGCCAGATGGCGAAGATCATGAAACTCACCGAAGCGCAGGAGAAGCGCCTTGTCGAATTCCGCGAGGAATGGAGGCAGATCGGTCTTTGCTGCGACCCGGCTGACTTTGCGGCCGGCGACGAAGTTATCCGCGGCTTCTACAAACGTCTCGGCAAGGCTGATCCGATCATCCTTCACTTCTCGTCTCCGGCTATGTGCGAACTGGCGGTGAACGTCGTGTTCGGGCTTTTGAAGGAAGGCTACAGCCAGCTCCGCAGCCAGCTCGACAGCCAGCTCCGCAGCCAGCTCGGCAGCCAGCTCGACAGACAGCTCTACAGCCAGCTCGACAGCCAGCTCCGCAGCCAGCTCGACAGCCAGCTCTACAGCCAGCTCCGCAGCCAGCTCGGCAGCC